AGAAAAACGGACGGTTTTTCATACTTACAAGTATTATCAGAGTGAAGAGGAAGAAAGAAGAGGAAGAGAGAGGAAGCACAAACCAACAGAAAAGCAGGTATATACCCATGAATAACAAACTCAGAAAAAGTGGGTAGACAAAAAGAGTATTTAGCCTATTTGCTTGCGTAAACTGGTACATAGACTTATAATTAAGTTAGTTAAATAACCAGTAAGAAAAACCAAAAGTAAGTTAGTTGAAGAAGGGGGGGCAGGTAAATGGGCTTTATTACGAATATTAAAAACATATTCAGACCCAAGGGAAGAGCGCTTGTTAGAGCTGAAATGCTCAACGGCAATACTTCCAGTGCCTTCACAAGCTGGAATTGTGGCGCATACGCTAACGACATTTACAGAGAAGGCGTGGACGCTATCGCAAGGAATGTAGGGAAGCTAAAGGGTGCGCATATTGTCAATTATGACGGCGCACACAAGACAGTAACGGACGCAAGGTTAAACAGGTGCTTACAGGTTGCGCCGAATGCATACATGACGGCTTACGATCTGTTATACAAGCTTACAACGCATTATTACCTGTATAACAACTGTTTTGCGTTTCTGAACCGAAACGAAAAGGGCGACGTAGTAAGTATTTACCCTATCACATGCACACAGGCGGACTTCCTGGCAGATGATAACGAAACGCTGTATATACAGTTTCACTTCCGAAACGGCAAAGAGTTTACAGCCCGTTACAGTGACGTTATCCATCTTAGACGGCATTTCAACAGTGATGAACTGTTAGGTGATAGCAACGACGCTGTAATTCCAGCGCTGGAACTGGCACATGCTGAAAATGAAGGAATTATAAACGGTATCAGAAGCGGGGCGCAGATACGTGGAATTTTGAAATATACCCAGATCATGAGCGACGAAAAACTAAAGGCAGATAAAGAAGCCTTTATAGCTGATTATCTGGACGTATCAAACAACGGCGGAATTGTGGCAACTGACAGCAAAGCGGACTATACGCCGATCAATAACAACCCAACCAGCATTAACGCCGACGAAACCAAGGAAACGAAGACCAAAATTTACAATTACTTAGGAATTACAGAAGCGATTGTAAACAGCTCATACACTGAAGACCAATACGGGGCATTTTACGAAAGTGTCATTGAACCGCTGGCATTGCAGTTAAGTCTTGAATTTACACGCAAGATATTTAACGAACGTGAAAGAGCATACGGCAATGAAATTGTATTTGAAAGCGGGCGGGTTATTTATTCAAACAACCAGACACGGTTGAACATGATTAAAGAGCTTGTGCCGTATGGGCTTCTTACTGTCAATGAAGCAAGAGAAATACTCAACCTTGCACCGGTTGAAGACGGCGACAAACGTTTACAGACTTTGAATGTTGTAGACGCAAGCAAGGCAAATGCTTACCAGCTTGAAGAAGACAAGGGGGCGGAAGCATGAAAGAAGTACGTTTAGCAGAAATTAGAGCGACTGAACCGACGGCAGACGGCAAAGACACTTTAATTATAGTTGGTACGCCGATTGTATACGACACACCAACGACCATTAACGACCCTATCGGGAGTTATACAGAGGTAATTCAAAGGGGTGCGCTTGACGAAGCAGACCTAACAGACAGCAGACTGTTAGTAAATCACGATCTTACACGCATTCCGCTGGCACGAACACCCAAGACAATGCAATTCAGCATTACAGATAAAGGGCTGGAAATGCGGGCAGAATTACCGAACACAGAGGAAGCCAAAAGTGTTTACACGGCAGTGAAGCGGGGCGACCTTACAGGCATGAGCTTTGCATTTACCGTGCCGGACGGCGGGGACAGTTTCGACGCTAAAACAAACACCAGAACAATTACAAAGATTGCCAAGGTGTATGAAGTAAGCTTAGTGAACTTTCCGGCATATCCAACGGCAAGCGCAGAAGCAAGAAGTGCAAGAGCTGAAGGCTTAAAGAAGCTGGAAGCACGAAACAAAGCAATTACGCTTTGCAACATTATTTTGATGAAGGGGGTATAAACCATGAAGTTTAAGAACGTAGCAGAAGCATTCAATTATTATAACGGCAAGTCTGTAGCAGAGATTGAGAAGCGTGCACAGGAAGTAAAGGGCATTATTGAAACAGACCCAAACTGTGACATTACAAGTCTGAACATTGAGCTTACAGGACTTGCACAGGCAAAGGAAAACGCACAGGAGAAGGAAAAGGAAGCACAGCCGGAAGCAAGATCTTTCAACCCTGTTACGGGTGCAAGTTTCAAGGACGGCGCAAGCGCTGAAGCTGTAAAGGGCGACGTATACGCAAGCGCAGAGTACCGCAGTGCGTTCTACAAGTCTCTGATGGGCAAAGAGCTTACAGCTGTAGAACGTGGTGCGCTGAACAGAGCATACGAGCTGGAAAAGCGTTCTGACGCTTACACAACCAGCGGAAACACGCCTGTTATCATTCCGACCACAACATTAAACGAAGTTGTGAAGAAGGCACGCACAATGGGCGGACTTATGGCAGAAGTGAGAGCGTTCAACGTTCCTTCCAAGATTGCCGTACCGGTAGCAACACCGGCAAGTAAGGCAGTATGGAACACAGAGGGCGCAGACGTAGCAACCGAACAGCCGTCTATTGCACAGGTTACTTTTGACGGAAACGAGATCATTAAAGTGTTCTCTATTTCCGCAAAGGTAAAGACTATGAGCATTGACGCATTTGAAGCCTATCTGACTGAAGAGCTGACTAATTGCGTTATGGAGTGTCTGGCTGACGGTATCGTCAACGGCACAGGCGTAGGACAGGGCACAGGACTTGAAAAGGGTATTACATGGACAGAAGGCACGAACCTGCTTACTACCACAGCCCTTACCTTCCAGAACATTACAACTGTTATTTCCAAGCTGAAGCGTGGCTACAGCAAGGGTGCAAAGTTTGCTATGAACAATACAACTCTGTATAACAGCGTTTACGGGCTTATGGACGGTAACAAGCGCCCTGTATTTGTACAGAACGCACAGGACGACAGCGTAGGCAAGATTCTGGGCTTTGAAGTCGTTGTAGACGATAACATTCCGGATAATGAAATTTTCTTCGGAAACTTCCAGTATTACGGCTACAACATGCCTAACGGTATTGCCGTTGAGTCTTCCACACAGTCTTCCTTCAAGTCTGGCAAGGTTGACTATAGAGGTATGGCAATCGCAGACTGCAAGCCGATTGTAGACGAAGCATTTATTAAGCTGGCAATCAGCGCAGGCGAGTAATTTTAGAAAGGGGGCAACCGTATGGCTTTGATTACAACGCAAGAAGCTAGAGACTGGCTTAGGCTGGACAACAGCGACAACGACGCTGTAATTGCGGGGCTTATTACCAGTGCAGAAGAGTACATTACTCTTACAACAGGAATGAGCACGGAAGCACAGGCGCAAAGCCCTTTAGCTAAAACAGCTTGTAAATTCCTTCTGTCTCTATGGTACGACCCAGAACAGGCAGACAGCGACAAGCTACAAAGAAGCATTGATAATCTGCTAAAAGCATTATCGTAAATTTTTACAGGGGAAGTGGTGCACTATGAAGGAATACGCAAAGAAGTTTTACACTTCCAAAGCGTGGAGAGATACACAGCGGGCATACATGGAAAGCAAACATTACGTGTGTGAACGTTGCGGAAAACCAGCCGTTATAGTGCATCACAAAACCTATTTGACACCGGCAAACATTAACAACCCAGACATAACGTTAAACTGGAATAACCTAGAGGCATTGTGCGCAACGTGCCACCAGCACGAACACTTTGAAGACAGGAGCGTTACAGCAGACGGGCTGATGTTTGACGATCAAGGCAACCTAGTAAAAAGCTATAGCAAGTGATTGTTATAGCTGTGCGTTATAGGTGCTGGCGGAAGTGTGCTATATGCAAGCCGAACTTTTACAAGATTGCGATGATAAGACCACAGTCTTGCGGGATTGCGTTCACCCGTCGATCAGCTCATAGGCAAGCGTATAGAAGCCGACGACTGCCAAGTACAAGCAGGAAAAGGCAACCTGTACAGGCATGGAAGCTTTACAGCAAAGTCAGATCTTATCTGTGTCCCACACTGACAAAGCTGAAGCATTTATAACGTACAGCTATGACAATTACACCCCCCGAAGGTAAAGCGGAAACGGGCGACAAGTAAC